TTTGCACTGGGTGCTGAACGAGACCTAATTCGTGAACAACTTCCCCGTGACGTTGTTCATATAAAATGCGTGCTTCATCTTCGTATAGTTCACCGTGACGCGTCGCCGCATTTCCAGTAAACTTCTCGCCCAAACCACATTTCTTTAGGAGTAATCCATCTGGGGTTTCGTATGGATTCTTACCGATCGCTGTAGCTGCGTCACTAGCGGTTAGCATGCCTTGTCTGAGATCTAACCACGCCTCCGACTTTTGTGGAGCATACTCCCTCTCGATCAACGCTTTCACATTCGGGTGCATTAATTGTTTTACTCTCCAATTGTTTAAGCGTTAAACGAATATGCTTTTGGGAGTATACATCCTGTTTTTTCTTTTTGTCGTTCTTAGTTACCCGTTTTTTAGGAGTAAAATCAGATCCGTATTTCATTGCTGAAAACCGGGGTTTGTGTAAACTGACTTAGGTGAATAAAAAAAGGATTTCGCAGCGAGCTGCTCTGCTTGCTTTTTGTTTTTGGCAAATCCTTTCCCGATACATACACCGTCTACGATGACATCTATATAAAATACCCCATTGCCATGATGACCCACGACATAATTTGGTAACGATAACCCGTTTGTTTGACAATATCTCATCAAGTGATCTTTATAGTTATCATCTATCATTATAGAGTTCATGTTAACATATTCGGGGTTGTTGTATATTCTCAATATGAATTCACGGGCGTGAATGAGGCCTAGATCCATGTATATAGCGCCCACGAGAGCTTCAAACGCATCTTCTAAAATCTTAGGATTTTTATTCCATTCATTGCGCATACCCTTTTCATCCATGATAATCCAATTATTCAAACCTAATTTTGACGCTATAAAAGCGAGAGTCTCCCCCCTTACGAGTTTAGTTCGAGCTTTAGTTAAAAAGCCTTCTTGGCGATTTTCGTATTTATCGTATAAGAATTTAGTGATGACAAATCCGAGAACGGAGTCGCCAATAAATTCCAAAGTTTCGAAAGAACCTGATAAATCTTCATTTTCTTTCAACGCTGATTTGTGTGTAAATGCTTTTTGGTACAAATCTATATTAGATATTTTTGTACCAACAAGGTGTTCGACGGAATCCTTATCAATGATCATTTATATTCTGATGTATTCTTTTTTTTAAGCCTTTGCAGGTTCAACCTTGGTGTAATGAGGGCTGAGGTACTTCTGAAGGTTGAGGAAAGTTACCTGAACGTCGGCGGGGGGAGCGAGAAGATCCTTAAGCTTTTGGTCCAGGATGAGAACTCGGCCGTTGTCGGGATGCTTAAGGCCGTTCTCCTTAACGTATGTGTTAATAGCGCGAGTTACGGTACTACGAGAAACGAGCTGACCGTCGGGGAGACCGAGGAAATCACGGAGCTTATCAGAAACCTTCTGCTCACGGTTGAAACCGTTATTCTTAGCGCGGTTAGAAGACTTCTCGCCAGTGGGATCGTCAAGCTTAGCCTTGATCTTACGAACGATCTTAGTGAGAGACTTGATGTCAGAGCGAAGGGCGGTAATCTCAGCGAGGCAAGAATCACGAGTGCAAGTGGGGTCAGTAGACATTATACATTACATACTCGTCACATCTTTAACTACCTTCAAAAAGATACACAGGATGTACATAATTTTATTTTATCTTTATATATTAATGGACGAGAGAAGTTATCCAATATCTACCATAAATACGTTTATGGAAGAGAACTTATTTTTTAAGGATGCTAAACTTAAGAAATATTTTATGAGAAACGAAAAACGAGATTTAGGAAAATTCAGGAATCGTTTACATAGCAACTTTAAGTCTAAGACGTTTGAAAAACAAATTTACGTATTGGTAACCGATAATATACGAGACATACTATTAGATACTATAGGTGAAATTTCGGAGACCATGAAAACCATGGGAGATCTGATCATTTCCGGCGGAGAAGCGTTCAATATGTATGTTGATTACAAGGATCGTATAATCACGAGTGATATTGATGCGAAGTTTGTACCCAGACTGCAACTTAACACAAAATATTTTGGAAGATTGCAAGCGGTTAAACTGTTACTTTGGAATAAACTCGGTCAGATTGCGAAAAAATTAAATGCCAGAATTCATAAGAGGTTATCTTCTATAAGTAACAACAAGATCTTCAAATATCTCGGTTTAGGTTTTAATAAAAAAGGACCTTTCGTTACTCGAAGATATATCTTAATCAAAAAGAAAAAGGGTAGTACCACAAATAAACCGAGTACAAGGGACGTTTTCATAGATGTTGAATTATTCGCGTTAGATTTAAACGTGCGATGTTTTTCCCCTGAAAAGGGTAAAATAGAAGATTTTATCGTGGGTGGTATTTTAGATATACCCTTTATGAGACCCAAAGAATTTGGATATGATGTTGCTAAAACGAAGCGCAGAGGTATTCAATATAGAAATCCTATCACGAATAAAATAGTCAAAAATAAAAACGTATTCGTAGCGAGTAAAGAGTTTCTCATAGAGGATATTTATCTCATGCAAAAATTGCGCTTACGACCGGAGAAAAAGGAGAAGGATAGAAGACGTCTCGTAAAACTTGGTCAATTACTCGACAAGCGAGTAAAAAATTCCGACACTATGGATATTGTATTTAAACTGGTACGGTCTAAGCTCGCCAAAGTTAAGACTACGAGGAAACAGACAGGAACCGTCAGTATAAAACGTGCCATGAGCGTTAATCCCGACAAATATTCCAATTACACAACAGAACCATCTAAAGAGAGGTTATCAAAACAGATCGTACACGGGATGCGCGTGACACCACAAAATAACAAGATAAACGGGTATGAAAGAACGCACGGAAACCAACAGTTTAATCTCAAAAATTATAAGTGGAAACCGGCACCTAATAACGCATACGTTAAAAATGAATTAACACACAGGCCAATTAATGCCCAAAAAATACCAGTCAATTTAAATACATCAGAAACATTGTACGGATTTAAACCAAGACGTGATGGATGGGTACCGAAGCCGCTACTCGAACGCGCCTCAAAAATACCATATATAGGTTTAAAGAGATAATACGTTAAAGGTATATAATGCTTTTTAACAAAATTACCAAGGCCGAAGATGGCTCCCGCCACGTACGAACTTTCACAGACGACAGGAAGCGTGTTTTCTTACAACTCGACGATGTAAAGATTGTTGAGACGCGCCCCGAGTTTGTGTTCGAACTCGCAGACCGCACCCAAGTAGATGCCATTCACGAGGAAAACATCAAAAACGCCGTCGAAAACTCAGAGGAGTGGTTCGGTAGGTCCCTAACCGAGTCTACCCTCAAGCGAGCGTATCTTAAGGATGACGTCATCGGTGCAGAAATTCTCGAAAACGCAAAGGTATTCAGTGATGCCAAGGAGGTCGTCGAGTATGACAGCATCGTCATCGACGACAAGCCTTGCTCTATCATCCTAGAATATTCTGGACTTTGGTTTGCCAAGAAGACATTTGGACCGTCATGGAACATTGTTCAGGTGAAGTTGGCTCCAGAACCAACCCTCGATCCAGAACCCGAGACTGAAACATTCGATGAAACTTATCCAGAAGACTACATGTTTAAGGATGAATAAAAAAATTTGTAGACATTATATAAAGAACTATGTTTAAGAAGATTTCTCCACGTACGATTTTATTAGTGCTTCTCGTAATTTTTATTGTCACATGCGCATGTGGTACTACCATGGGTAAGAAATCTATGTACACTCGTCAGCGCGACTTCGCCCCCGTCGGTGGTGATACTGGTCCCAGCCCCGGCCTCGCCGCGGCCCCTTCTTCCGCTTGCGAAATGAAGGCCGGTACCGGTCTCGCCTCTTCACTGTTACCCAAGGAGGTGGCTTCCCAGGAGGACTTCGGGCAGTTCGCACCCGAGGATATTTTAGCCGGTCAGAATTTCCTCGAGCCTAGGAATCAGATCGGATTCCCCGAGAGCGTTGGTGGCGCCCTCCGCAACGCTAACCAACAGGTGCGCGCCGAGCCCCCCAATCCCAAGGATCCCTTTGTTTGGAACAACTCTACAATCGTTCCCGACACCATGATGCGCCCCTTAGTATAAATAACTTAAAGGTAATCTCATACATTACAGTATAAAATGTCTAATACAGATGAACTCTCCCAAAGCGTCTCTAAACTGGTCGAATTAAACAGGCAGATTAAAGAAGCTCGTTCAGATATTAAAATTCTCGCAGATGCAGAAAAAGCACTTAAGTCGCAAATCAAAAAGTCAATGATTGATAACGGTCTCGACGTCATTAACCTCAAGAAGGGAAAAATCACGGTCAAAAAGAGTGTGAGAAAGGGTGGCTTAAACAAGAACTCAGTCAAAGAAGGTCTCGGTGTTTTCTTTTCAGGAAACGAGCAACAAGCGGAAAGTGCCTTAAAGACTATCCTCGATAGTATACCAACAAAGGAAACGTCCACTCTCGCACTCACCGGTGTCAAGGAAACGAACTAAATGGTCTGGAATCAGTATGTTTATGAAGCTACGACAGGAAACGAAGTTGATTATAGTGATGATGAATATGAAAATGATCAATTGGAGCTAATGCACATTGATGATTGGCGTGATTTTTATAGCTCAGAACTTGACTATATGTGGGGTATTCTTCAACGATATATGTATGATGCGAATTATCCAGGACACATTATGCGATATGCGACATATGAGGATTTCGTCCGATTCTGCTATAGGTTTTCGGACGCCTAGTTAGATTTAAATATTTTAATACAGTAAATGATACCTACACTCTCTTTACCTAAGATGCCCGCCGTAACTTCCCCCAAGGTTGCCGTGCCCGCCGCTCTCTTCTTAGCTCTCAGCCCCGGTATGATTCTCAAGGCCGATGGTCGTAAATTCTCCTTCAACAAGGTTGGCACTGACCGTGTTACCATCTTTTTCCACGCTCTCGTGTTCTTCTTGGTATACTCCCTCGTCGCCAAGGCTATGGGTATCGTCCTCACCAGGAACGATCTTCTCGTCGCCACGACTCTCTTCATGGCTCTCAGCCCCGGTTTACTTCTCACCATCCCTCCCGGCAAGTTCATGTCCGGTACAACCAGCCGCGCGGCTATCTTAACGCACACCGTCGTTTTCGCGGTCGTGTTCGCTCTTTTACGAAAGCAATTTCCTCAGTTCTATTAAGTGACTAGAGATGGAATATTTAGTTCTAGGCCCCGCATCAATGGGTATTTTTACCATGTTGGGCGCCTTAATTAATATAGAGGATGATTTGAAAAATATTAAGGAAATCTCTGGTTCATCAGCGGGTGCTATTTTAGGTGTATGCTTAGCATTAGAAATACCACTGTACGATGTACTCGACAAATTTTTAAAAGTAGATTTGAAAAAACATACCAAATACAATCTCAAATCGTTTATGAAAAATTACGGTTTAATAGATCTAGATCCTATAAGAGAAGTGTTAAAGGATGTTTTCGGTTGTGATCCAACATTCTCAGAACTGAAACGAAAATTACATATATCGACATATTGTTTAAACAGGGGGCGCACAGAGTATTTTTCTTCAGATTCACATCCCAGCATGAAGGTCATCGATGCTGTGTGTATGAGTATATCTATACCCATTCTAGCATCCAGTGTAAAGCTTAATGATATGATATATATGGACGGTGGTATAAAGGAGCGAGTGCCCATCACACCGTTTGAGGGTGAAGCCCCACACAAAATACTATGTTTAAAATTGAAGAGTCAGGATATATTCTTTGAGAAGATCGCGACGTTCAGCAAGTTCGTAGAGACGTTTATGTCTTCTTTGTTAAACATACGAGCAGATATAAACTTGGATAAAATAGGAAAAGTCGTAGAAGTAGACACAGAAGATTACGATTTGTTTTCGTTTAAGATGTCGTTTGATGATAAGTTACGTTTATTCCTTTTAGCTTTTAAATAAACATCTTGTTATATTTTTTTATCAGAATATAACAATATGGATGCGTGTGATCCAGGTACTGAATCCGGGAATATCAGGAGATTGATTAAATTACACACAGGTGAAACGGTAAAATTATCGAGAGCCAAGGTGTGTGAAATCATGAAAGCGGCGAAAGAAAATCGTTCTCCTTTACCCCCTCTCGGTCTCACAAGAGATAAAAAGTACCTATTAGACGCTAAATCCCCCCTCACACAGAGAGATTATGAGATACTGTTTAAGAGTACGTCTAAAGCCACCGATATAAAAAGAATCGCGAAAAAGTCTGGTTTAACTCAACTCGACAAAACCATCAGCGACTTAAGAGGTGCTATAGGGCGTCGCCTCAGGAGCATGAACGTCCGCGAACCCGTTTTGTTACACGGAAGGGCAACAACCCAACGTGTGTCCTCTGATAATAAGTTTTACAATTTAGAAAATAACGTAAACACGACGAGGAATGCAAACAATAACAATAACAATAACGGTGAACGTGTAAACATAAATAGTGCGCGCGTCGCATCAGGGGCTGTGAAAGAAGCTACCGAAAGCGCTACGCGCGAAAATAATAATAATAACCGTAACCGTAACCGTAACCGTAATCGTACCGGAAATGGAAACCAGAAACCTAACGTAAATGTTGCTCCCCGTACAGCCCAATCCACAGGTGATCTCGCCAGAGATTTGGCGCGTTTACGT